GAAAGAGATTCTTTATAAGCAGTTCATTGACCGGTGGGATGGGAAAACGCCGCTTTATGGAATTGCTCCTGAGTTTTTGAAGATAGCTAAATAAAAGAGCTGGCATACGGAATCTAAATGGATTCCGTATGACTCTTAACAGAATAAAACTGGACCAATAAGATGAAGATACAAAACTTTAGTATTCCCCCCGAATGTCGGCATACCTCTGTTGAGGCTGTAGACAATAGGTTAATAATCACATTTGAACCGGAGAATCTTTCAGATTTCTTCTGTCAGGAAACGGACCATATAGAGCAGACTCCCAGGATCGGTGATTTAGCTTTGTTCTGGGATACCGCCTATAGAGGTTCCGCCATTATTGCCCGACTGATAGATGAAGACCGTATAAACGGTGTACAGGCGTATCAGGCCGCCAATGATGCTTGGTACGAAAACGCCATCCGCTTTCGAAGTGACGAACAATACCGCTTAATAACTCAAAGGCATGATGTGGAAAAAGAAAACGACTGATTTAAAGAAGAAGTCTCCTAATCTGAAGAACAAGTTGGATACTGTGTTCAGCCGCTTTATCCGTTTACGTGACGCCAGGAAAGACGGGACATTTCAGTGCATCTCTTGTGGGAGAATTTTGCCTTTGGATCAGGCGGATTGCGGGCACTACATAAACAGGCAGCACATGTCCACCCGATTCAGTGAAAAGAACTGCAATGCCCAATGCCGATCGTGCAATCGTTTCGATGAAGGCAACATGCAGGGTTATCGCCGTGGTCTGATATTGAAATACGGTGAACCTGCGGTTCTGTTGCTTGAATCCATGAAGAATCAGACAAATAAGATCTCC